CCCGAGTGGCAGATCGCGCAGGAGTACCCGTCCGATGAGGAGGAGGCATTCCTGAAGTCGGGTCGTCCGGTCTTCTCCATCGAGGTGCTCCGTAAGCAGGTCGTTCAGGATCCGATCGCTGAGGGGTTCTTCAACGAGCACCGCGGCCTCAGTTTCCAGCCAGACCATCATGGGCCGCTGAAGGTTTGGGAGTTCCCCACCGAGCAGGGACGCTATGTGATCGGAGGCGACCCGGCCCAGGGGATGGAGCACGGTGACTTCTCTAGCATCCACGTGATCAATGCCCGCGACGGGGAGGTGGTCGCCCACTGGCACGGACGGATCGACCCGGACCTGCTCGGCACCCACGTCCTCGCTCCGCTGGGGCGGCTGTACAACAACGCCCTGGTCGCGGTGGAGTCGAACAACCACGGCCTGGCGACGCTGAAGGCGCTGCACCGTGAGCGCTACCACCCGCTGTACATGCAGCGCTCACCCAGGTACAAGAAGTCGGTGCCGACCGACATCCTCGGGTGGCGCACCACGCAGATCACCAAGCCGCTGGCGATCGACGAGTTGAACATGGCCCTGCGCGAGGGGTCGGTGAAGCTGCATGACAAGGCCACGGTCTCCGAACTGCGTGGCTTCGTCCGTGATGACGCCGGGAAGCTGAAGGGCTCGCCGTTCGATGACCGGGTGATCAGCCTGGCGATCGCCAATCAGATGCTGAAGCACGTCTGGCTGGCTGAGTACGACCCGAAGAAGGAGCCCGGTCCGGGCACGATCGGGTTCTTCGAGCGTCATCTGTACGGGGACGAACCTCTGGCCGAGAAGCGGACGAGAAGTACTGTTGGCCTGCGTGAGCCATTTGGTTCACCTTGGATTCGGAAGACGGGGTGACCTGATGGCAGCAGGAACCAGGCGGCTCGATCGCCAGAACCAGACGCGGCGTGCTCACGTGCGCAAGAACAGTCGGCAGTACCGCCGGGGCTATGCCACCTTGCCGCACAACGTGTGGGGTGATGACGCCAAGCCGCCACGCACCGGTGGGGTCAGCGGTCAGACGGCGACAGGCTGCACCGCGGGCAAGCCCGGCAGCTTCACCCCGGCTGGCTGCACCGTCCCCGGCACATTGGCCGAACTGCGTGGCCTCGGTGCGCTCGGACAGACGGCGGCGTGGACGACCGGCCAGTACGTGTTCCTCAACCCCTCCGGCTCGGCCTACTGGGACGGGACGACCTGGCAGCTGGGTGTCAAGCCGTGATCTGCCCGGAGTGCGAGAAGCGCTCCGTCTCGGGACACCTGAAGACCTGCTACCCGTGCCACATCCGTGGCATCGGCTTCACGTTCAAGGGCGGTGGGTTCAACGCCGGGCGGCGGAACTTCTCCGCTCGAACCAATGCCGAGTTCATCGCTGAGCACGTCGGAGACGTGAAAGGCAACCCGAACATCGAGAGGCTCTGATGCTCCAGCGTGACCTGCTGTCGTACTACCGCGACGAGATCCACCGGTCGAAGCGGTGGCGCAGCGAGAACTTCGACGACGACTGGCAGCGGTACTGCGACATGTACCGCGGGCGGCACTACAGCGCCAAGGTCCCCGGCGACCAGCTGATCGTCAACCTCGTCTTCTCGACGATCAACACCATCGCCCCGTCAGTGGCGGTGAACAACCCGAAGTTCGTGGTCAACGCGCGCAAGGCCGAGCAGGCGCCGCAGGCGGTGATCACCGAGGAAGTCCTCAACTACCTGTGGCGGACGTACCAGTACCAGCCGGAGTTCCGCCTGGCGGTCAACGACTGGTTGATCATCGGCCACGGGTGGGTCAAGACCGGCTACAAGTTCGTCAAGCCACCGGAGGAGAAGAAGACCGATCCGCCAGCCTCGTCGAGCCCGACGGACTCGGCGGCGGACGTCGGGATCGATGACCGCGAGGACGTCGACGGCAATGTCGAGTCGGAGATGTACGTCTACGACGACCGCCCCTTCATCGAACGGATGAGTCCCTTCGACATGTTCGTCGATCCCGACGCCCGCCACCCGAAGGAGATGTGCTGGATCGCCCAGCGAGTGTGGCGCCCGGTGCAGAACGTCAGAGTCGACAGCCGCTACTCGCCCAGCGCCCGCCAGAAGGTCAACGGCTCGATGCAGTCACGGTGGATCGCCGGGGACGGCGACGCCGATGCCCGCGTCGAGCAGCCCGATCGCGGCAGCCGCCAGTACTGCGAGGTCATCGAGTTCTACGACATCACCCGCGGCAAGGTCTCCACGTTCGCCCTGGACTCAGAGGACACCGACGGCAGCGGTGGGTTCCTGATCAAGCCCAAGCCGATGCCCTACGGCTTCGGCCACCCGTTCGTCATGATGCGCAGCTACGAGATGATCGACAGCTTCTACACGATGGGCGACGTGGCGCAGATCGAGTCGTTGCAGCTGGAACTCAACGAGACGCGCAACCAGATGATGAACCACCGCAAGCGCTTCCAGCGCAAGTGGCTCTACGAGAAGGATGCGTTCGATCGCCAGGGTGTGCTCGCCCTGGAATCCGAGATCGACAACACGATGATCCCCGTCACCTCCGACGGGAACCCCGGCAGCGTCATCGCTCCGCTCCCGGCAGTGATCACGCCGACGGACTTCTACGACCAGTCGGGGCTGATCACCAACGACATCGACCGCGTCTCCGGCGTCTCTGACTACCAGCGCGGTGCGGCCCAGCAGTCGATCAAGCGCACCGCCACCGAGGCGGCGATGATCCAGGACGCGGCGAACAGCCGAGCCCAGGATCGCCTGGCCAAGATCGAGACGGTCCTGGCGGAGATCGGTGAGCGGATCATCGGCCTGATGCAGCAGTTCATGACCGGCGAGCAGGTCGCCCGCGTGGTGACCATGCCGGGCAAGGTGTGGGTGCCGTACGACAAGGACTACATCTCCGGCGAGTTCGACTTCGAGGTCGCCGCTGGGTCGACCGAGCCACAGAACGAGACCTTTCGGCGGCAGTCCGCCCTGCAGCTGGTCGATGCTTCGATGCCTTTCCTGCAGATGGGCGTGGCAAACCCGCTCGGTCTGTACATGTACGTCCTGCAGAAGGGCTTCGGTGTCAAAGATGTCGGTCCACTGGTCATGCGCCCGGAGCAAGCGCCGCCCGCGGAGGGGGATCCGAACGCGCAAGGGATGCAGCCGCCGCCGGAAGGGGAGCAGGGTCAGCCACCGCCGATGAACGCTCCGACGCAGGCGCCTGGCGACGCGCCAGGGCAGTTCCCGCCGGGAGAGGTGCCGCCGCCAGGTCCGACTCCGATGGATCAGATGGCCGCGATGGCGGGTGGTGGTCCTCCAGGGATGCCGCCGCAGGGTGGTCCGCCACCCGGCCAAGATCCCATGCAAGCGCTCATGGCGATGCTCGGACAGCAACCCCAAGGCCCGCCAGCGGGTGGCCCGGAATCGTTGCCGCCGGAACTTCTCGCACAGATGATGGGGCAGATGCCACCGCAGTAACCCCCGCAACCCCCCTGCGTGTGATTAACTCCGAACACCACAGGAGCACGCCAGGAGGAACTCCGTGTCGGAAGTAGACGCCCTAGACGGGCAGCCTGCTGAGGTCGATCCCGGTTTCGCCGGGGACATCGCGGACGCAGGGGAGGTAATCGACGGGGCAGAAGACGCCGCGCCGCCTCGCCAATATCTCGAAGTCGACGATCCTGACAACCGCTGGGTGCGGACCAAGATCGACGGCGAAGAGATCGAAGTGCCGTTCAGTGAGTTCCAGCGTGGCTACAGCCGTGAGGCCGACTACACGCGGAAGGCACAGTCGGTTGCCGAGATGCGCCGGGAGGCGGAGTACGGGATCCAGCTGCAGCAGGCGCTGCAGACGAACCCCCAACTCACGCTGAAGATCCTGGCGGAGCAGTACCAGTTGGATCAGCAACAGCAAGGCCAGGCTCCTGAGCCCGAGCCGGAGTTCGATGATCCGCTGGAGCGGCAGCTGTACGAGGAACGCCAGGCGCGTATCGCCCTGGAGCAGCGCTTCGAGCAGCGTGAGTCGGACAGAGCGTTGGAAGCGGCAGTCGGGAACCTCCGCAACCAGTACGCACTGAACGACGATGATCTTCGTTTGGTCGTCGGGACCGCGATGCAGGCCAACCTGGGGCTCGATGCCCTGCCGATGGTCTGGAAGACGATCGCCTTCGACCGCATCCAGGCATCCGTGGTGGAACACCAACGACGCCAGGCGGCAGAGAACAGTCAGCGCACCGCAGCCAAGACAGCTGCGACGCAGACGGTCTCCTCGGGACGAGGAGCACCAAGCAGGAACATCGTGGAGCAGCAGCGGACTGGACCGATCACGTTCAGAGAAGCCGCCGAGCAAGCATGGAAAGACATCGGCGGCACCTAACCGAAAGGCTGCCCTGTGGCAATTGCCGCCAACCTCCCCGCCTCGTGGGACACGCTCCTGTCCACCACGATGAACAACTACCGCAAGACGTTGACCGACAACATCTTCGGTTCCCGCCCGCTGCTGGAGTACCTCCAGTCCAACGGCCGAGTGCGTACCGCCGACGGCGGCATCCAGATCGTCGAGCCGCTCCTGCTCGGCGGCGGCGAGGCTGACTCGTACGGCCCGTGGGACCAGATCCAGGTCCACCCGCAGGGCGGCATCACCGCTGCCGTGTACCCGTGGCGCCAGCTGTTCGCCACGATCATCATCTCCGGCCTGGAAGAGGCGCAGAACAACGGCAAGGAGCAGATGATCAACCTGCTCGAAGCCAAGGTGATGCAGGCCGAGAACACGCTGAAGGACATCCTCGTGCGGATGCTCTACGGCACCCGCCAGACCCCGAAGGCGACTGACTTCGATCCGCTGACCACGCTGATCGACTCCGATCTCCCGGCCGGTGGGATCACCCCGGCTCCGGCGACGTTGGAGAACCTGTGGCGCTCGCCCACCTACAACGCCACGACCGGCGTGGGCAAGGATGCCAAGGGCAACACGATCACCGGCCTGCCCTTCGCTGCGACGATCGCCGGAGACGACCTGGAGTCCATCCTGCGGCGCATGTTCATGCTCGCCTCAGATGGCGGCTCGGACCACGTCGATGCCATCTTCGCCGGAGCGAACGTCTACGAGATGTACGAGGGCAGCCTGACCCCGCAGGTCCGGTACACCGACACGAACAAGGCGAACCTCGGGTTCCAGAACCTGATGTTCAAGAACGTGCCGATCTACTACGACCCGGACGCGCCGACGAGTGGAGCCATCGGGCTCAACTCGAAGTACGTCGGGCTGACGATCCACAGCGACCGCAACTTCAAGCAGTCGCCGTTCACCGCCAACCTGACCGGCATGGCCACGACCGGCTCCGGTGTCGGCACGGTCGGTACCGCGCCCTCGGGCAACGGCACCATCCCCGGCTCGCCCGCCGGATCGACGATGGATGCCCGCGTGTCGTTCATCACGACCTACGGCAACACCACCACCCGCGAGCGTCGGCGCAACTTCAAGGTGACGAACGTCGTCCCGACCCCCTGACAGTCAAGATGACGGGGCCGCTACTACACGTGTAGTAGCGGCCCCGGAACAGGAGGGCACGTGACCGCCAGCAAGGATTCCTCGCACATCCAGCCAGCGTTGGCCAATGGCGCCAGCGTCAAGCTGCAGTACGCCGTCGTCGGAGACCCGGTGTATTCGACCGGACGTCCCGAGTCAGCTGGTGAGCACGTCAAGTCGGCGGCGCTGTGGTCGAGCGCGCCGTACAAGGACCCGAAGAAGGTGGTCAAGCCACCGAAGAAGGTGACCTGCAAGGGCAAGGACGGGACGTGCAAGGCGCACCCCATCCAGGAACTCGGGTTGTGCGTGTTCCACGCCCGCAAGGCAGGCGTGTACAACGCGTGGACTGAGAAGGAGGTGACGTCATCGACGTCGCAGGACTGAGGACGTACGTCCGCGATCACCTCGAACTCGATGAGACGGACCTGCCTGACCGGCTGCTCAACGTCTACCTGCAGGAGGCGTTCGACCGGACGATGGCCTTCTCCAACGAGTGGCCGCGCAACGAGACGACCTGGACCATCGCCAAGGTGCCGGGGACTGTTGAAATCACCCTGCCCGCGGATGTCAACATCCCCGGCATCTTGTCGATCGTTGAGGCGGGACGGGGCTACAAGCTCGTGTCCATCGTCCACGAGAACGCCGAGAACTCCTTCGGCACGGTCGAGGGCGAGGGCGACCGGACGTCGGTGTACTACTCGATCTGGAACGGGGCGGTGTACGTGTGGCCGCTGCCTGGTCGAGAGCAGCACGTCGACCTGATCCTGCGCGGTTATCGCCAGCCAGTGTGGGACAACGCTGCCTCGTCCATCCCCGATCTGGATCCACGGCTGCACGCGACGCTGTGCTACTTCGCCATGTCCCTCGTCCACGCCCAGCAGGAGGACGAGGTGATGGAAGGCGTGTACCTCGCTCGTTGGCAGCGTGACCTGACTCAGCAGCTGCGCACGATCATGCAGCCGGTGGGCAACAAGCCACTCGTCATGCACGGTGGTGCGCCGACCGGCTGGGGTCCGAGCTTCGTCGTTGTTCCGCCCGCCCCGTGAGCGCCAACCGCCTCCAGCCCGCCGCACTGACGACGTTCGTCGGTGGCTTGAACCTGCGCGAGAGCCAGTTCCAGCTGGATCCCAACGAGTCGCCCGATCTGCTCAACGTGGACGTCGATCCACGCGGTGGGTTCACCACTCGGCGGGGATGGCGGCGGTGGAACGACGTCGACATCCACGACGTCTCCGACCCGTCGATGGACTTCATGCCACGCAACGCCTTCTGGCACAACCGCGTGGCCGGGCAGCTGATCTACGTCACCCACAACAACCAGATGTGCCGCGGCGACATGTCCGGGGCGTTCACTTCGCTGCTCGTCGGTCAGTGCAACGCCGAGCCACACATGGCCGACTGGGCGGTGTGGGGCGAGCAGATGTACTCCGTGCTCGGCTACTCCAACGCGCCGGTCCGCTTCGAGGCCGACCTGTCGATGACGACGATGACGCCCGGCCCGTACTCCGAGGTCGACGCACCGACGTTCAACGTCATGCCGCCCGCTCAGCACATCCGTGGCCACGCCGGATACATGTTCGTGGCCAACATCTTCGAGGCCGGGGCCACCCACCCCAACCGCGTCCGCTGGTCACACCCCAACCGGCCCGACTCGTTCCGTGACGAGGACTACCTCGACATCGAGATCGGTGGCGGGAAGATCACCGGGATGCTGTCGTTCCGTGATCACCTGCTGATCTTCAAGACGAACAGCCTGTGGGCGCTGTACGGCTACGACAGCGAGTCATGGCAGCTGACCAAGGTCTCCGCCTGGATCGGTGCGCCGTGCTCGACGGCGATCACTGCGTCGGAGACGGCGGTGTACTTCTACTCGGCCAACGATGTCGGTGGGATCTACGGCTACACGGGCGAGGCACCGACGCACCTGTCGGAGAACCTCAGCCCGGCCTTCGAGGAGATCACCGCCTACGAGAACGTGTTCGTCTCCTGGGCCGGGCGACGGTTGTGGATCAGTACGCCGTGGGTCAAGGACTCGGTGCTGCAGCGCACGCCTCCGGTGGCGCCGACGACCAAGGGTCGTCACTCCCGCCGGGCGACGGGCCAGTCGACGACGTGGCCGGTGACGCTGTTCGTCGCTGATCCCGACGTCGGTCAGGGCGCGTGGACGATGTACGTGTCGAAGTACGGCGCCGTCGCTCCGGTGGTGGATGGCTCCGACGTCAACGCCACCTTCCCGCTGGGGTTCATGTGGGCCAAGGACATGGCCATCGCCATCACCCTCGATGCGATCGAGGACAGCTACGACGACCTGCTCAACACGGTCGATCACGAGGAGTTCGACAGCTTCTACCGCACGCCGTGGATGAACATGAATCAGCCGGACACGAAGAAGTCGTGGAAGCGGCCACGGGTGATCTGCCCGCGCGTGCCGCGTGACACCGAGGTGATCATCGAGACGTTCCACGACTACGACGAGACGTTCGCCCGGCGGGTGCGGACGATCACCATCCCCTCGCTCGGCTCGGCCTACTGGACCACGGCCGGTGCCGACGACGTGATCAACCACGGCTTCGACTGGACCGAACTCGGTGCCGCTGATCCGCGTGGTGCCAACTGGGGCACCGAGCACATCGGTTCGGTGATGATCCGCGGCGGTTCAATGGGGATCGCCTCGGCGGTGCAGATGCGATTCAGTCGCTCCCCGAACACACCGCGACGCAAGTGGGGAGTGGACGCAGTGGTCATCAAGCCGATCGGTCGCCGGGAGCGCACATGAGCAAACTTCAGTTCCAGTACGACCTGCAGAACCTGACGCCTGCCAACGCGCAGCCGGTCGAGGCGAACTTCACGCGCGTCGAGGATCACATCAATCAGGAGGTCATCGAGCGCGACGGCACCGTGGCAATGCGCGCGCAGCTGAAGCTGGTCGGTGACCCGGTTGCCGCGCTCGACGCCGCCCCCAAGCAGTACGTCGATCAGGTGCTGCCGGTCGGGATCGTGATGATGTACGCCGCCGCAGTCCTCCCGGCCAATGGTCGGTGGTTGGCGTGTGACGGAGCGCCACTCCAGACCGCGACGTACCCGGAGTTGTTCGCCGTGATCGGCTACTCCTGGGGTGGCTCGGGCGGATCGTTCAACGCCCCGAACTTCGGTGGCCGGTTCCCGCTCGGTGTCGGCGGGACGCACGCCCTCGGACAGACGGGCGGCAGCGAGGACTCATCGCTCCCGACGCACACGCACTCGATCGACCACACCCACGCGGCGAACAACACCGGGTTCATCAGCGCCGACCACACCCACCTGGTGAGCGCGATGACCGGTGCATCCGACCGCGCCTTGGGAACGAGCAGTAACGGTGATCACAGCCACGTCGTCGCGCTCTCCGGATCGAGTGGTTTCATCGTCGATGGCTTCGGAGCCAGTCCGTCGGCCGGGATCGACCTGGGCGAGGAGAACGCCTACGGCTTCGTCCCGTCGACCTCTGTTGCCGGGGCACACACCCACTCGGTGACCGACCACCTCCACGCGTTCACCGCTAATACCGGTGGCGTCTCCTCCAACCACACCCACTCGTCTCAGACGCCGACGTTCAACGGCTCCTCAGCGCAGGCGGGTGTCGCTCCGACGGGAACGAACATGCCGCCGTTCTTGTCGATCCCGTACATCATCAGGTGCCGCTGATGGCCAGCCTCGAAGGCTATGGAGTGGTCGACACAGGGGCCTATCAGCGCGGCTCGGATGCCCTCAACTACAAGTTCAACACCGACTCCGCGACCAACGCTTACGGCAGGTTCCTCTCCCAGCAGCGTGGCAGCCGCAACCTCGGTGACCTGACCAAGAACTTCAACCGGTCCCTGCCTAGCGCGTACGCCGGGTTCGGTCAGCGTGGCCTGTCCGGCGGTGGCGTGCGCTCGGGGACGATGAACAAGTCGATGAGCAACTACCTGGGCGACTACGCGCAGAACTACATGCGCGGCCAGCAAGACCTGACCCAGGAACTGCAGGGCTTCGACCTGAACCAGGCCAACCTGTCGTCCGGACTGCAGTACAACCTGGCTGACATGGAGACGCAGAAGCAGAACGCGATTGCTCGCGCAGCGCAGGGCCTCGAAGCACTGCGCCCGTACTTCGGGGGGACCTGATGAGTGGTACCGGATGGGGCGGCAAGCTGCCGAAGAAGCCATCGACAACGACGACGGCCAAGGCCAACCGCCAGTCGGGCAACGTGCCGAGCTACGGCACCGGCAACTGGACCGGCGAGTCGGGCTCGTGGCTGGAGCCGGGGACGGCGTCGGGCAACATCGCCGCACAGAACCCTGGGTTGATCGGTGATGCGCGCAACCCGAGTGAGGTCAACCGGAACATCTACGCGTACATGACCGCGCAGGGCAACGGCGGTGGTGGGATGCCGACGAACAGGCTGAAGCCCGTGTACTCCGGCGGTGGCTCGGGTGGTCGAGGTGGCGGTGGTGGCGGTGGTGGCGGTGGTGGTGCCGCCAACCCGATGCTCAACCAGGACCAGTTGGCCAAGATGTGGGAGCTACTCGGCAAGGCCCGTCCCGGCGCACAGCAGGCAGGTCCGGCATTCGACGCCCCGGACTACGCCGGTCCACAGATCTCCGCCTTCGACACGTCGATGTACGACAACCTGCGCAACCAGCTGGGCCAAGCGGTGACCAACGATCGGGCGCAGAGCGACCAGGCGTACCAGGCGCTGAGCGGGTTCATGGATCGCAACTACGCCAACAACCCGTACGCCACGCAGCAGACGGCGAACTTCGGTCAGGCGCCCGGCCAGTCCACCGACGCCATCCAGCGGATGCTCGCCTCGCAGGGCGCCAGCCCACAGATGACTCAGGGCGCAGCGGGCGAGGCAGCCGGAGCGGACCGGGCGTTCGGCAACCTGCTCGGCATCCTCGGGCAGAACCAGGCGCAGGATGCGACCAACCGTCGCTACGCCAACCAGCAGGACCAGGCCAACACCGGCCGGATGTACGACATGGCCAAGCTGCAGGGAGACACCGGCATCGGGCTGCAGCAGGGCGCAGCGAAGAACCAGTGGCAGCAGCGCTGGGACGATCGCGCCGCGCAGATCTACGACCAGAACTACCAGGGTCAGCTGGCCGAGAACCAGGCCAACTGGCAGCGGGCCAACCAGCTGTCGGACAGCAACTACTCGACGAACAACCAGTACACGAACGCGATGCTCTCGTCGGTGATGGGCAACCTGCTGCCGCTGATCATCCAGGGTGGCCTGAGCGTCCCCGACATCCAGGCACTGTTGAGCCAGGGTGGCACACCGATGTCGACGAACGTCTGAGGAGGCGACGATGTGGCCCGAAGACATGCCGACCCCCGGCACTCGCCAGTGGGGACAGTGGTTCAACCAGCAGGACCCGCAGACACAACAGCAGATCATCTTCGACTTCGGCCTGGGTGATGCGAACCAGCCCATCGCTGGCAACTCGGTCGGTGGCTTCCAGCCGGAGATCAATCAGCAGGGCTTCGGTCTGCTTGACCAGCTGTCGCCGCCGCCGGTCATCAACTCCAAGGGCATCATCCAGCCGTCGGGGACCGAGCAGGTTCAGAAGCAGACCAACCTGTTCCAGGATCAACTCAGCCTGGGCACCGACAACATGCTGGCCGCGATCGCCGGACAGTTCGCTCCGACTGCGTTCACCCCGTCGTACGAGCCGCAGGGCAACCCGGTGACCCCGACCGGTCTCCGCCAGCTGCAGAGCCTGGCGAACACTGGCGGGTGGGAAGGGTTCATGGCCAGCCAGATGCTGCCGAAGGACTACGGCGGCGGAGGCATGTCCGCCAGCCAGGCCAAGGGCGCACTGCTGAAGGCGGTGATGACGCCCGACGATGCCGACGAGGGTGCGCTGCAGCTGCGTGAGGAACTGCGTGGCTCGCTGACCCCGCGTTACGAGACGCAGGGCGAGAGCGCCAACCCGACGGTCAAGCCGATCAACAAGGACCTGTCGACGGCGCAGGGTGTGGCCAACTCGTTCGATCTCTCCGACGTCGACGAGGTGTCTCGTGGGTGGCAGAAGGAACTGGCCAATGATCCGGTCGCTGGCTACACCGACCCGGTCACCGGGCTGAGCTACCTCGGGGCCAAGGAGAAGAAGACCCCGACGATGGAGTGGTTCGACAAGTACGGACTGCCCTACGCCAACAAGCAGTACAGCGACCCCGACCAGATCGCCTCGATGCAGGACGCCGTGGCTCCGTGGCAGTACCGGGGCCAAGGGATGGAGGAGGACTTCGCTCGCCAGGACGCGCTCGCCGCCAACCAGAAGGCACGTGACGAACTCGGCGGAGCGCAGAGTCAGATGGACATCCTGGAGAAGGCGTACAACCAAGCGACCAAGGCCGGGCTGTGGCCGGAGCATCAGGTGGTCGACAAGGAGGCGTACAACCCGAACAACCCGATGCAGGGCGCGACCGTCGTGCCCGACCGGTCGGTCAACATGCCTGGCCCGATCATCAACGGGATGGGGATGCAGCCGGGTGGGCTGTACGCCCCGCCGGTCAACTACGAGGTGGTCAAGCAGCAGATCGAGGACGCCAAGGCCAAGGGTCAGCCGTCCACTCCGATGAAGACCATCCCCGCCCACTGGTACATGGACATCGACAAGCAAGGGAACCCGACCCGCTTGTCGATCAACCAGACCCAGCCGAGTGGGCAGACCTGGTCGACGGAGCACACCAACAAGAACGGCGTCCAGGAGACCAAGCTGCGGCCCGGCGTGAAGATGGACGCGGGCCTCACGGCTGACACCAACTTCGACTTCGGTGCACCGGGCGCGGTGGTGCCAGGAACCATCGAGGGCATGGACAACAACCTGCTGTCGAAGCTGATCCCAGGGCTGGACATGCTGACCAGCAAGCGCAAGGTGTTCACCGCGGCCGACCTGGTGCCCGCCAAGCAGCGAGTGGAGATGGCCCGCAAGGCTGCCGCCGCCACCGTCCCCGGCATCCAGGCAGCGAGCAACTCCAGCGAGACGTCGATGCAGCGACAGCTGGCTCGGGCGCGGATGATGGGCCTGGCTTCGACCGGGCGCACGCCACTGAGTGACACGCTCGCTGGTCGGATGATGGCTGCCCGTACGGCGGGGATCTACAGGTAATGGCAACGCCGGGCCAGATCCAGATCTACTCTCCGGCTCGGCAACTCCCGGCTGGCTTTACCGGACGCCCGGCCCCAGCCCCAGTTCGCCCGACCCCACAGCAAGCGCGAGCGGGGCGCAAGGCAACGCCCGCGCTTGCTGGTCGGTGGGGTGCTCTTGACCCATACGTCCAAGCTGAATCAGACAAGGCCACCCAAGCCCGCGCCCAGGAGGCTGCGGCCAAGGCGCAGAAGGAAGCGCAGGACGCGGCGTACAAGAAGCTGCCGTGGTGGAAGAAGGGCATCGCCTCGGTCATCGACAACCCGATCACCAAGGTGGCCCTAGCCCCGGCCGAGGTGCTGTCGGTGCCGATGAAGGCCATCGCTGTCGGCAAGGAGGAACTGTCCTCGCACCTGCCGCGTGGCATGGCCGAGGCGCTGGAGGACCCGTTCGGCGTGCAGGACGACAGCGGCAACGCCCAGCCGGTGATGCGCGCCCTCGACTTCCTGGCCAAGGTGATCCCGCTGTCCCCGGTAGGTGTCGACACGGACAAGGCGCGGGCCGAGAAGCGCAGCGTGCTGGAGCGGCTGGCCCCGCGCAGCGACTTCGGCCACGGACAGATCCAGACGTCGACCGGTAACCAGTGGGGCAACAGGTTCCAGGGTCTCGGCGCCGACGTCCTCAACGACCCGCTGATGCTGCTCGAAGGCGGGGGCACCGTCACTCGCCCGGCCATCGCTGCCGAGGATGCGCTGAAGGCGATCGGTCGTGGCGAGCGGCTGGCCCTGCCGGAGGCGCAGCGCGCCCTGATGACGTCGGAGCGAGCGACAGCTGAGGCGTTGGAGCGCTCGGCCTCGGCGCTGCCGACCGGCGTGCGTACTGCGGAGGAGGAGATCGCCCGCCAGGCTGCGGGACGTAGCTCGGCTGAGGCCCGCTTCGCTGACGACATCCACCGCCCCCGCATCGGTCGACCCGAGGCAGAGATCCCGCTGCCGAAGAACCTGCAGGAGCGGATGAACCTCGCTTCGGAGTGGGCGACGGAGAACCCCGAACTGTGGCGCAAGCATCAGGGTGAGGTGAGCAAGGGGATCAAGCGCGGCTTCGAGTCGATGTCTCCGGCAGCCAAGGCCGACTTCGGCGTGAAGACCGGCGGCATCTCGGTGCGCGGCATCGGCGTGGAGTTGCCCGGCAGCGAGGCGCTGCGTCAGGTGTGGAAGGACGCGGGCGGTGCGCGCCGGGCCAAGACCAGCGACCTGCTCGACAAGCTGCCCAAGGAGGGCACCTGGAACAAGGTCCGCAACATGCGCGTGCCCAAGGGGCAGGAGTCGTCGTACGCAGCGATGCGCCGGGCGGGGACGTCCGAGGTGGATGCCGAGCTCGCCCTGAACAACGTGTTCGTGCGTAACCAGCTGGACATCGGCAAGAACGTGATGAAGGCCAGGGGCAAGACGTACCTGAGCAAGACCATCCGTGAACTGCGCGACAAGTACAGCGACGCGGAGATCGCCAAGCTGGTCCAGGAAGCGGAGACGTCGCCCAACGGCAACCGGGTCAACCAGCTGTTCAAGGACATCATCGGTGAGCACGAGAAGCTGACCGGCCGCAAGCTGGTCTCGTCGATCGACGCCGACACCTACCTGCCGCACACGCTCGACTCGAAGTGGCGGCGGTTCATGCTGGCCAACCCGGACGACCCGTTCGTCCAGTCGTTCATGCGGGCCAACGACATCGTCAAGGACGACCTGCTCGAAGCCAGCCACTACATCGACAAGTCGCGCAAGCTACGCCTGCCCGAGGGCGTGGCCGAGGCCGAGTTCGACTTCGCCGGGCGCAAGGTCAAGCTGAAGGGCAACAGCGTCGCCGCCAAGAACGAGGCGATGCACGAGGCGTTCCCCGAGTGGAAGGGCGACTTCTACTCGACCGACATCAAGACCATCGGTGAGTCGTACCTCGACTCGATCTCCAACGACGCGGGCGCGCACTTCGCCCGCCAACAGTTGGCCAACACCAAGTCCCCGTTCGTCCGCACGCTCGACGGCCTGCTGTGGGACGAGTACCAGAAGATGAACGAGACGCTGGCGCAGCGGCCCTACGCCCGCCGTGTCACCGACGTCACCGCCGAGGGCTACAAGTCCGGCACCGGGGTGGAGGACATCGCCCCGTCCCCGGCCGAGCCGACGAGCGAGTACTTCCGCAAGGAGAAGGACACCAAGCTGACCGAGCAGCTGGCCGAGGATGTCCAAGGTGCGGGCAAGCAGTGGCGCCGGGACTTCGCCAATGACGCCAGCGACGTGTACGAGAACGCGCAGACCGATCTCGGCACGCTGCGCCGGTCGATGTCCGAGGGTCTGCGCGACGAGGCCAAGGCGGGCAACCCGCGGATCAAGGCACTGGCCAAGCAGATCGAGACGTACCGGTCGTGGGTCAAGGGACTGAAGCTGGGTGACATCACCAGTGACAACGCCGACCAGGTGGTCAAGGTGCTGGCCAACATCGACGACCACATCGAGTTCTTGAAGCAGGCACTGTCGAATACCAAGCGGACGTTCAACGGCAAGATCACACGTGAGTCGAAGAAGGTCGACAACGAACTGGCTGCCGAACTGCGCAAGCTGACGCAGGTCCGCACCGACCTGGAGGAGCACGTCTCCCAGGTGGGCACCAAGCTGCGGGCAGAGATCGAGGAGCGCCGAGCGTGGATCAATGGCGACGTGGCGGAGAAGGAGGCTGCGCTCGCCGCCAAGGAGAAGACGGTCCCCAAGCCCGAGCCGTCCCAGCCGGACGTGCTGAACAGGGCGATGGAGCAGACGGGCTTCAAGTCGCACCCCGAGTACCAGCGGATGAAGGACCGCTACACCGAGGCGATCCGTGCGTTGGAGTCGTCGCGCGAGGATGGTCGGCTGTTCACCAAGGCGGGGACGATCCGCCGCAACGAACAGAAGCTGATCGACGAGGTCGAGACCGCACGCGACGCGCTGCGTCGTGTCGGCTGGGACCCGGCCAAGGACCCGGCGCGTGATCTCGTCCAGCACAACGGGACGGACAAGGCGGGGCGCAGTCGGTACAAGGTGGGTAACTGGCGCATCGAACCGACCGCCCCGGAGACGACGCGGCTGAAGGTGAGCGACACCGGGCCGATGCGTCAGCGCACGCGCAAGGTCAGCCAGCCGCGCTGGCGCGTGGTCGGTCCCGATGGTGAGACCAAGGCAGCAACGCTGTCGTTCGAAGCGGCGCACGACTACGCCCTGGCCGAGCACCTGAAGGAGGTCGATCCGCCGCAGTACTTCCACGGCACGACCAACCGGGTCCCCGCCTTCGAGGATCGCAAGGGCGCGGGCATCCAGAACCTCGTTGGGCCGGGGACGTACACCACAGGCGACGAGCGACTGGGCGTGGACTACAGCCGGATCAAGGGACAAGCGGACACCTTCGTGCCGACCAACGAGGTGTACCGGGTCGAGGGACCCAAGGGTCCGAAGCTCGATCTCGACAAGCCGATCGACTACAACCTGCGCCACCACCTGCTCGACATCGTCGAGAAGGAGATCATGCCGCTCCACGCTGCCGGTGGCGATGCCCAGCAGCAGATCCAGGATGCGCTCAGTCCGTTCGTCCGCATGGTCCAGTACGGCCTGGGCGGAGAGACCACGGGCGAGGAGGCGATGGTCGGGTTCATGACCATGCTGCGCGAGGTGGTCGAGTCCGGAGCGATTGACCGGGGCGTGGCCGACAACATCGCCTGGGGTCTGAACCAGCGCCTGCGTGACGACGGCTACGTGGCGATGACCCACACCGGGGGTCGCCGCCTCGGCACCACCGAGCACCCCGTCACCGTGTGGTTGGACCCGAGCCAGGTGCAGATCAAGGACGTGCTCCACCAGAAGGGCACGTACGGCGAGGCCAAGCGGGAACTGGAGGAGGCCAAGGCACTCGTCGCCGCCTACGACGGACCGACCGACGCGCCACCGAAGTTCCTCGACAACCCGAACGTCCCACAGTGGATGAACGTCAACGGTGTCCAGCGCCCGGCGCTGACCAAGTCGACGATCAACCCCGAGTGGCAGAGGTGGATGGACTGGGCCAACGCCCAGTCGCGCATCCGTGTGATCGAAGACCGGATGAGTTCGCACGGCAACCTGCACCCCTATGTGCAGATGGACAACTGGAACAAGGAGCAGGCGCGCTACGCCGTGGAGTTGGCTGACGCGACGAAGGAGGAGCGTGCTGCGGTTGAGGCTGCTCGCGCTGCTCGCGACCAGCGTGCCGGGCAGCGTGAGTCGATCGTCCGTTCCGGCCCGGAGGTAGGTCGTCAGACCTGGCCAACGGAGAGCACCAACCAGGTGCGCGCCGCTGAGCAGCAGGTAGCTGCCAAGGCAGCCGAGGTGCCCCGCCCCCACTCCCGCCAGCAGGTGGAGAAGGCACGTCAGCTGGAGGCCGAGGAGCAGCTGCTCCACAAGCTGCGCTACGAGGGATCGATGACGCCCAAGGAGTACGAGGAACGCCTGGCCAAGGCGACCCGTGCCCGGGACCGGGCGTTGGAAGACCTGAAGTTGAAGTCGGGCAAGGGCAAGCCACCCGGTGAGATGAACCGGCTGCACAACCAGATCGAGGCGGACTACAGCCGCTCCGTGCGCAGCATCACCGAGCAGTACGAGGCACGCCTTCCGGCCGAGGAGTTCGAGCGGCGGATGGCGGTTGTCCAAGACGCCAAGGCCCGCTTGAAGCTGGGGCCGCGCACCGTCAGCACCGAGGCCACCGAAGCGGCACGCGAGGCAGCGAAGAAGCGCCTGGCCCTGAAGCAGCAGGCGCCGGGCCGCGTGGTCGACCCCGAGGTGTTCGAGGAAGGCGCGATGGTCAAGCCGCGCCTGCCCGAAGAGGTGAAGGCGGTCAAGCACGGTCAGGGTCACTTCGTCTTGGAGCACCCCGAGACCGGCGAGATCTATTCGATCGACGTGGACCGGGCCAGCAAGCAACCGAAGTGGGATGTCACTCTGCCCAACGGTGAGTGGGAGAGCTTCCCCTCACTGCGCGAGGCGACCGAGTACGCCCGCGACAACATGGCCCGAGGGCTGGCCACGACCGAGGCACAGCGTGCTGCCCTGCCACCGATGACGCCCGACGCCTACGCCGAGGCGATGGGTGGAGTAGCGCGCAGTGAGCGCAGCCGCCGTGCTGCCGTCACCGCCAAGATCAACCGTCAGCCGGGGACCAGCGACATCCTCTCCGCCGAGGAGTGGTACAAGGCCAACGTCCGTGCCGCCACCCTGCCCGAACGCGAGGCACTGAACCGAGCGAAGACCTACGCCAAGCAGCGCGAGCGCTTCGCAGCTGCGACCCCCGAGGCCAGCCCGCGGTGGACCGAGCCGCTCGGTGGCACGGGGCCGGGGCAGGAGCGTCACGTCGAGCGGATCACCACACCACCGCAGCCCGCAGCGTTCGAGTCGTCGGCAGTGTCGGCGGAGACCGGGCAGCTGGTCGGCGTCCCGCCGCCACGCACCGAAGGCGAGGCTGTCAACTTCCTGGAGTCGCAGCTGCAGCCCGGTACCGAGAACATCGTCCCCGGCTCAGAGTTGCACAACAAGGTGGTCAAGCCACTGGAGGATGCGCGCAAGGTCGAGGAGCAGTACGCCTCGGAGATCCCGTTCAAATCGGCCGAAGCCAAGGAGCGGATCAACAAGGAGTTCGGTGAAGCGCGCGACGAGCGCATCGGTGAGATCTCCCACGAGCAGGGTGTGTTCAAGAACCTGAAGGACGACCTGACTGAGCGTGAGTCGTTGCTGCGCAAGCGCAAGGAACTGACCGACCTGCGCAAGAAGCTGATGGCCACACCTGCTCGGGCACGCAACGAGGAACTGCTGCAGGTGCTCGAACAACTGGACGCGATCGCTCAGGCCAACCCGCTGCTGGACCACGCCCAGCTGAACGCCGCCGAGTCGTTGCTGCACACCCACCGCGAAGCGTTGGAGCGCATCGCCAAGACCGAGCGCTTCCGCTTCCAGGTGAAGAACCTGGAGGACATGGCCAAGGACGGCAAGCTCGAAGACGTCTTCCGTGCCGTGCTCAACGACAACTGGCGCGCGATGCACGACGGGCTGTTGGCCAAGGGTGACGTGATCATCGACCACCGCCTGGCTGCTGCGCTGCAGAACGTGTACGAGATCAGCAAGGAGCCGGGCCTGTTCGGTCGCACGCTCAACGCCTTCACCAACCTGTTCAAGACCTACGCCACGCTGAGCCCTGGGTTCCAGGTGCGCAACACCTTGTCCGGCATGTTCATGAACACCGCCGACGGCGTGCCCCTGCGCAGGCAGTTGGACGGCGCCAAGCTGTGGCGCCAGTTCGATCGTGGCGGTGTCGGGTGGTTGGACAAGCAGTCGCCCAAGATCCAGGACGCCTTCGCTGCTGCCTTCGCCTCCGGTGCCGGTGGTCGAGTGGCCGAGGCTGGGGTGGCGGGCAAGTCGGCCAACCGGATCTACGACAAGTTGTCGAACAACTTCGCTACCCGTGGGTTCCAGCGTTGGGGTGAGAAGGTCGAGGGTGGGCTGCGCCTGGGCATGGCGCTGCACTCGATGGACCGTGGCGAGACGGTGGCCTCGGCGGTGCGACGCATCGGTCGGGTGCACTTCAACTACGCCGAGGTCTCCGCCTTCGACGAGCAGGCCAAGCGGCTCATCCCGTTCTGGACGTTCATGTCCCGCAACCTGCCGCTGCAGCTGCAGGAGATCTTCACCAACCCGGCGGCGTACGCGGCGTACGGACACATCAAGCGCAACTTCGAGGGTGCCAAGGAAGAGAACGAGCCGGAGTACTGGAAGGGGCTGGGCACCTGGCGCCTGCCGTTCGACATGGGTGGTCGGCCCGCCTACCTCCAGCCGGACTTCGGCTTCACGCGCATGGGCCAGGACATCGAGAACATCACCGACACGCTGTCGATGAAGAAGCCACTGGCCTTCATGAACTCGGTCAACCCGGCGTTCAGTGCGCCGCTCGACTTCATGTACGGCAAGGACTCCTTCACCGGGCGGGAGTACGGGCCGAACGACTACCACGAAGTCGGCGGAATCTTCGGTGCACCACAGGCTGCGCTCGGTTCGCTGTTCGGTCAGGTCAACGAGGCAGGCCAGGTCTCCGACAACTGGATGAACTTCATGCGGTCGATCAACCCGATCGCTGATCGAGTCGCTCGTCTCGCGCCGGGTGCGGTCGGTGGCACCTCCGATCCGGCGCGCTTGCTCGAATCGTATGGCCGGTTCGTCGGCGTCCCGATCCGTCAGCTGTCACCCAAGCAGCAGGAGGCGGAGGCGTTGCGCAAGTACTACGCGATGCTCGATGAGGTCAGTCGCCAGCGGGCGATGGGTCGTGTGCAGGCGTCGTGACATGGCAGCGTGGGTACCAATCAGCATCCATCAAGGAGGACAGATGACCACCAAGGACCAGGACAAAGAACGGGACGCGGACGGCACGGTGAAGGACGGAGCTTCGACGCAGCCGAAGGACAAGGGCAGGCAGCCCGAGAGTTCGACCGGGAAGCGATCCGGTGCCAGTGGTACTCGTGGCGACGAGGTCGATCCACGTACCGGTCGTGCGGTTGGCGAGGAGTACGACCCGACGCAGGACCCGACGTTCAACATGAACACGGCACAGCGCTTCGGTGAAGAGGGTCTCGCTGGCAGTCCCGAGGCTGAGCAAGCCAACGAAGAAGTCAGCTGATGTTCGGGGTCGATGAGGGCATCACGCACGGACATCTCAGTGCGGCAGACATCTGCTTCTTGGTTGCCCTCATCGTCTTCGTCATCGCTGCGGTGATGACGTGGCCGCTGGCCAACACTCGGTGGGCCACGCTGGTTGCCGCAGGTCTGGCGGCAGTATCCCTCGGTTTGCTACTGCTGTAGTGCTCAGATGGGTGGATGCTCAGGGGTGACAGCGCTTGGGTCTTCATCTCCCTTGCCATCTGTTCCATCGTCATGGTGTTCATCATCGTGTGGGGCATCGTTTGACGGACGTTGCAGGTCGATCCACGCCCTGACCCCGATGTCCACCTTCACTGCTGGGCGGGCGTGGTGCAGGATCACCCACACCAGCAGCGTGAGAACCAGTGCGCCGCCACCGATGATGGCAGCGTTCACTCACGACCGGATGACTCGGTAGAAGTCCGACTCCGCCCATCGGCCGGTCGAGTCATTCATCTCTTCCGGGTTGCCGAGGAACACGATGTCCCGCTTCAGCGTCTCCATCGTGATCGGCTGGATTCTGGTGTCGGGCGCAGCGCGGTGATCGGTGAGGAACGGGTTGCCATCTGGACCTGGCCCGAACCACGTGACGAACAGGTTGTGCACGTTTCCATCAGCCAGCAGCGGCCCCTGTCCGATGAACTGGGCGTTGCGTCCTTCGACGGCGAGGATCACCGTGGCCATCTCGTCCTCCTGTGGTGTGGGGGTAGGTGGGGTGGGGGCTGAGCCAGCACGGTTCCACGCCTCGGCGCGGATGTCGGAGTAGCTCCACGTTCCCGAGGAGTTGATCGAGGCTGGCTGCCAGGGACCCTCGACAGCGTTGGCGGTGGCGGGATCGATCTTGCGGTCAGGGGCATAGCCCTGGTGGCTGATGCAGTCGGTGATGACGTTGCCGAACAGTCCGGCCAGCGCTTCGTTGCAACGGAAGTAGGCGTCGATCTGATCGACCGGCCACGCCTGACCGACACCGTTGTTCTGTGCCTCGATGCCCCACATCGTGGTGTTGCCCTGGTCGAGGGGCACGGTGCCACGACTGAACTCAGTTGGACCACCTTTGCCTTGCGTATTCGCTGCTCCCGCCGCGATCGGCCAGACGATTCCATCCCGGTCCAGCAGCATGTTGCCAATCGGCCTGTCCGGGGAGCCGTTGATCATGTACGACAGGTCGCTGTTCACCGAGGCGGCGGAGGCGGTGTGATGCCAGCAGACTCCCAATGGTGGAGAGGAGAAGCCACCCGATGATCGCGACCGCCGCTCCCACCCTTCGTTGATGTCGTTGACCTGACACTGCACACCTGCTTCCTGAAGGGCCTCGGTCAGGAGGTCGTAGTAGATGGACCCCATCAGTCGGCCGTCTCACTGCGCAGGCGATCGATGTCGTCGCGCAACCGTTCGAGGCGCTCACGGAACGTCTCGTCCCGGTCGATCAACCAGTTCAACCGGCGGGCGAAGTTGAGCAGTCGCTCCTTCGGTGGGTCGCTGGCGTCGTAGGCATCTTCGGGATCGTTGAGGTCGTTGTCCTCGTCGGTCATCCTGGCTTCCAGTCGTGCTTGGCGACCGCGGCGTTGGCGATCTTGATGGCGGACGCCGGGGACTTGCCTGCCTTCTTGGCCCCGTTGTACACGGCCTCCCAGTGGTGCTTCTTCTTCGGAGTGTCGGCTGCCTTTGTGAACTCCTCAGCAGGCATCAGACCCTCCGCACCAGGATGACGATCAGGATGATGATCAGGATCAGGACGATCAACCCACCACCGATGTACATGGACGGACGTTAGTCCCTACTGCCCGGCCAGGTGAGGAGCAGTGCGAAGCAGATGACGAGCGCCCAGCCCGCGAACTCACGGATGTAGGACGGGAAGTACATCGACCTGTGAGGATGGAGCATGAGTCCTCGGCTGCGCAAGCGGGTGGCCGGGATCATGGCAATCACCGCCACCATCGCCTGGCCGGTCACGCAGTTCACGGTTGCGAGGGATGAGCCACCGTTCACGCTCGGCTTGTCGTGGTTCGCCATCATCCTGACGGCTGTCGACATCCTCGCCACGACCGACGTGCGTGCCGAGGGAACCGGCGAGTCCTGAATTTGGGCAAAGCAAAGCCCCCCAGCGCATGGCGCTGAGGGGCTGAGCTTCATTCTTCAGGTTCGAGGGCGGCTGCGCAGATCTCACACAGGTCACCGTCGGTTGCTCGGTAGTACTGGCATCCGACGCACAGCGGTACGTCGTTGCCGTTCTGGTCCGTGTACTTCATCCGCTGCTTGATCTGTTCGACCCGGTCGGACCACCCAAGCTCGCTCACTTCTTGACCTTCGGTGTAGCTGGGCACGATGCCTCGTGGTTCTTGATCGACACCTCCAATGGGATGCGCTTGGTGCTGTGGATCACCCCGTGGCACTGCTCGCAGGTGTGCTGGCTACCGGCCATCAGGACGCTCCATGAACATCCTGAGCCTGGCGGGGACCACTTTGCTGTAGTTGCAGTAGTCGCAGCACCGGTCGGTGTCGTTGTTGCCGAGCGGATCAGGGTTGTGCCCGTAGCCGGTCGGTGGGTCGAGGTGCCACGGCTCGCACGGTGCACCGCACAAGCAGCACGGTGGACCCAGTTCAGGCTCCCGCAGCATCGGTCACCGCCTTCAGCTGCTGGGCCAGGCTGAGCACCTCACCGATGACGTAGGCCATGTCCTTGTACGTCCGACGCATGAACGTGTCCTCGCCCTCGAAGAAGGCGTGCTCCACCTGCGGTACTCGCTGACGCAACTCGCGCAGATCGGCCTCCATCTTCGGAGCGATGTCGCCCCAGTGGATGCAGTCGAAGCCGAACCACCAGATGTCGTGCTCGCGGTTCGGCCAGGGGACGTGGCAGATCTCGCCACCCTCCTCGCACGCTGCGCTGTACGTCAGCCCGCCGTGCACCCCGACGTCGACCTCGTCGTAGTGCTTGCCGTGCCACGGGTGGTCAGGTCCGACGCCGACGTAGCCACACCACGAACCGCTCGGACCGCGGTTGATCATGCAGTCGAGATCCGTCACCGGATCCACCCATACATCGTGATCAGGCTCATCATTCCAGGGTCCTTCGCCCCAGTCCTCGTGTGCCATCACTTCTCCTTGTTGGTTGGGTTGAGTTCACCGAGCAACTCGTAGAGCGTGCTCAGTGTCTGCTGCAGCGTGTTGAAGCGCAGCTGCAGTTCTTGTAGTTCAGCGAGCGCCTCGTCGCGCTCGCGTTCCACTTCCTTGACTCGGTCCTCGCTGACGAGCATGGCGATGGTTGCCACGGTGCTCCGCAGCAACTCCTCGATGGTCGAGGAC